TTGAGCTGTAATACCTGATCCACATAAACCACAAGTCATCAATTTAGTGAAAGCAAATTCCTTGTCTTCAGTAATTCTCATAACCTGACTTTTAATCTGTTTCTGTACCTCATTAAATAATTCTTTAGTAATTACTGGCTCGTGTTTTCCTGTATAAAAATTTCCACTTTTTCGTGGATATTCAAAAACCCCATAATAAAATGGGTTTTTAAGTATAAGATAAATATTGCTAAGAGTAAGGCCTTTGTTGCCACTACGAGTTTTGAAATTAAGATCAAATTTAAGCCAGTGATAAAGTTTTCTTCCTGACCATTTTTCGTAAGCCACTTTTTCAAACATCTGCTTCACTATCGGTGCACGTTCTAAATCTATAACTACTTCACATTTTTTATCTATTCGTTTTTCGTTTAGGTATCCAACTACCGCAGGTCCTGGACGGAGCCCCATTTCGCATCTTGTCCTTAGCCCTCGTTTAACATTTATAGATTTATTGTCATTCTCAAGTTTTGCTTGAGAACACAGAATCATTAAAAGAAATTTTTCATTTGGTGAATTTTTAAAATACTGACCGTAAGTTCTAATTTCTACTAATTTATTTTCATCCATAAGGTCTACTACTGAACCAAGATCGCCTGCATTTCTACTTAGACGATCTGGTGCCCATGTAAGTATCCCGGTGTAGCGACCAGTTCTAATATCATTAAGTATTTCTTTAAATACTGGTCGCTGTCCCGATTTTTTCGCACTATGAGATTCTCGTCTAATATCTATAACTTCAAGATTATCTCTATCTGCAATAGATAACATCTCTTTAACTTGAGATTCGATAGACAGGGCTTGTTTTTCGTCTGATTCAGTAGACTTTCTGGCATATAGACAATACTTGATTTTACTTGCCTGAGTTAGCGTTTCCACGCTAGGTTGGGTGTTTATATATGTATCCATATATAATTGATGTCAGAGATCAAGGGTTTTGCTAAGCTATCCTTGTTGGTAACTTGTAGATAACTTTTTAGCTAGATTTTAGCTATTCCACATCGACATAATCACGGTAATACAACACATCATCATTGCTGGAAGTGCCCCCAACCCACATCATAATGATAGTGCCTTCGTCAGAGTGTTTATCTAAAATTGCATTGATTAAAAGAGAAAATGCATCCGCTAAGTCATCATGTTTTTCAACTCCAAAGCCTACTAGCTGTTCGATAAGCTTTTCGCAGCCTTGCTTTGGAAATTTAATCAGCCCTGATTTAATAGACATAGAGGTAAGCGACAATCTTGTTCGTTTATCGCCCTTGGGTCTAATCGCCTTAGCTTCAATTCCATGGAATTCCAACATTTGCGGCAATGCTTCTTGGTAAGCCACGCTTTCAACAAAAATAGTATCTTGAGACCCTTTTAATACAGTGCTCTTGATATTCTTCATCAGATCGATTTGGGCTGGGAAATTCAATTTTTGCATTATGGGATTTGGGAGTATGTAAATACGCATTTTTTCTTTGCGACTATAAACTTGTGCAAATACCACTGCCGTGAAGTCAGCGGTATCTTTGGAAGAGATAGCTAAGTCCACTCCCGCATAAGTGCTACGGAATCCCCTATGCTTTTCTCCAGGTAATTCGTCATAGTATTGAATCCACTCTGGGTAGATAACTTGATCGTCACTAGGTATAATCCTGAGTAGGTATTCTCGTTGCCAAGATATTTCACTAGCGACTTTCATTTTTTCTTCTTCAATTTCCTTTATTGTGGGGTACTTGCCAGGCCATAGACAATTATCGTGTTCATCGAGAAGTGGATACTGCTTAAAAACACCCTGCGCTCTATTTTCTGTAATCTCATCTTTAATGCGCATTAGGAGCGAATCTTCGTGTAATAAGTTACCGACTATGATCAATCGGGTGTTTCTATCGCCAGCGGGTATAACTTCGCCTCGTAGCCAGTGATAAGTTTTTTCACGGCTTTCTTGAGTTTTAGTAGACTGAACGTCCTCGACATCATCGCAAATAATTAAATCGGGGCGGTACTCATTATGTCGTAGTCCACGAATGCTCTGATCAGTTGACGCCACAGTGATTCTTGCCCCATGTTTGCTAAAGACCAGCGAATACGAACCCCACTCGTCGCTCTCTTCCTGAAAAGGCCCTAGGTCACGCTTCAGTAGGTCATTATCTTCAAGCTCTTTACGTATGTTCATCATGTGTTGTTTAGCTTGTGCTTTAGTTTGGCAGAAGATGATACAAAACTTTTTCTGTTGTTTTCCCAAGATTGCCCAAATAGGATATGAGGTTGTAATCATGGTGGATTTGCCTGATCCGCGGAAAGCTACAATATACAGGTTTTCGGTTGTGCTTTTTTCTAGATAATGGATAATCTCTTTTTGAAAGTCAGCAGTTTCGTGCTTAATATAATGAGCATAGTAAAAGTGAAAGAAGTACAGGAAGCTATTCTTGGTTATAGAAATCCGTACCAAGCGATCCTTTATCATTTTATTTACCAGTTTATCATTAATTACTTTCATAGTTATTCCTTTTGTTTATTTTTTTAAGCGACTTTGATTTAGTTATAGCCGCAAGCCTCAAAGCTTGCCTGACTATTTTAGCTTGTGAGGACGTAAGAACCTCTGATTCCTCTTTGGTCGTCACTTCAATTTTGTCTTTGTAGTTATTATTTCGGTGACGGAGCCAGAAGCTGATTGCTGACCAGTTCTTCTCCTTGATTAGGGTTAGTAGCTGGCTTTCGCTCATGTCATTCACTAAAGCCACACCTTCGCTGAGAGCTTTGTCCATTTTGTTGGCAAAAGCTTTGTCTTCCTTGCGCCACCTGTAAACGCTGTTTCGGGATACACCAGTTTTCTCACAGGCAACTTGAACTATTGGTACCTTAGCCAGCTCCTCAAAGAATTGGTTTTGTAGTTTACTTTTTTTCATGGTTTTGAGTAGTAGTTTTAATGCCAGTAAAGGACTCAAAGCGCTTAATTATCAAATCACAAAACTGTGGTTCAAGCTCACAGCCGTATACCTTGCGGCCAAGCTGATGACCAGCAAGCAAAGTGCTACCCGAACCAAGAAAACTATCAAGGATAATTTCACCTGGTTTAGTGCAACGCTTAATCGCTTTTTCGTGCAGCGTGATAGGCTTTGAGGTGGCGTGTTTATAATCCTTGGATGCTAGGCGTTTAGCCGTCCAGACATCAATATATTCGTTTACCTGCGTTATTAACTCGTTGCCCGTGCCCAACTCTTTGTTCATAACCTCATTTAGGTTAGTAACTGATTCGGCAAGGTAAGGCTTGCCACGAATCCCGTAAACCACAGGTTCGTAAACTTTATTGAAAGCAACTTTTGGGACAGGGTTCTGGTTATTCTTGAGCCACAAGCAAACACGCTTGTTGCTTACGCCTAGTGATCGGTATATATCTTGAATGACGCCAATATATACTTGATCGCAGTAATAAAAGATATGGGTACTGGGGCAGGACACTTTTAAGGCCACTTTTAAGCTGTCATGAATAAAGTTTTTATATTCCTCAAAGGTGCGTTTGTCGTTCACGTTACCACCATAATCTTGATTACCCCCAATACCGCCGTCATAATCGACTTCCAGATTGTAAACAGGATCGCTATATATACAGGAAGCTCGCTCTGATCCAAATAACCGGATCAAAGTTTCTTGCTTAGTCGAATCACCACATATAACTTTGTGACTGCCAAGCGTAATAATGTCGCCAAGTTTAGTTTTCGGTGTTTTAATTTTCTTCAACTCTTTTTCAATATCAAACTCGTCAGACTTAACTTCATTTTCTTCGTCCCAGAATTTTGCTAGTTGGATTTGATCAAAGCCAGAATCAAGTAATATATCAAGATTGAATCCCTTTAATGCATCAAAATCCCAGTCACCACCAAGGGCATTGCTTGAGATCAGATACTGTTTAGATTCATCGTCCGTGAGTTTGCGGTTTGGTTCCCGAACATCGATAAGTTCGTTGCCTCGGCCAAGGAGTTGTAAGGCCTTGATTCGTTGGTGGCCTGCCAAAATTTTTCCATTGAGGTCGATCGCTGGGATCTCAACAATATTAAATTTTTTAAGGCTTCGCTTAAGATCCGACATTTGTTTGTCGGTAATTTTTCGTGGATTGACCTCTTGGGGTATTAGGTCATCGATCCGTTTTTGCACAGTGTGCCATTGTAGTTTTCGCATATAATTTATTAGTTAATACTTATAAAATGTATGGATAAACAAAAAGCCTATCCCACACATGAAATAGCTGAAGCTAAAATACTTCGTGCTATTTCTTGCGCGGAATAGGCATGGCTTTTGAGACGATACGCTATTCAACTTGTTACTACGCAGAAACTTACACTTAAATCTTAACTCTCTAGATTATTTTTTGCAAGTCCCCGCAATACCCTTTTTCCGTTTATGCTAGCTATGAACTCAATTGTATCCTTACCAGCCACTACAGGGATCTCGTCTGGAAGCCCTAAAAGCACCTTATAGCCGTTTTTTTCTTCCTCTAGGATTACCTTCATGAACTCATGGTCTTTTTTTATTAAATCTATTATAGCTTGCTTGTTTTGGGGCGATGATGTCGTTAGTTCCACGTTGTTTATTAAACCATAAATACGCCCAGGCTTTTTAAATTTGAAAGCCTGCTGTAATTTTTTGCCAATGGAGGTCGGATTTTTGTGGGCAGTATGTAAGGCAATATCTGTTATTTGGATAATCTTATATTTTTGGCCATTCTTTGCCTTAAATGGTTTAAGTTTCAATTGGTAGTCCATGTGCTCATTTTAACAAAATCTAGTACTGGGTTACTACTAAATACCATCTATCTTGAGTTTTTGTTATGATTAAACTAAGAAAAGTGTTGATATGTATCATTTGATAAATAATAACCTAAAGGTATTTATTGATCCCCTATTCATGGATTCAGAGAAATTGGGCAAACAAATCCTATCAATAAACGCTTTTCAGGATTACTTAAAGAATATAGACCCAAGTTTATGCAAGGTCACTTTTTATTTTCCGAAATACGCAGAGAAAAGCTTAGGTCTAAGATGTACTTTTTTGTTAGGCGACAAAGTAGCCTTGATTGAGAAACCGCCTGATACTGTAACTGCGTTCTTCTCAATCCACGCTGACATGGAGTCAACTGAAGTTGGAAAAGTCGAAAAAATGAATGAATTTCTAACAATCGCTACACAAAATAAATGTGCGTTTTACCTGGCTAGCGGTGGCTTTAATAAGGAGAAGCAAGTAGAAATTGAAAAGGATTACGGTTTGAAAATAGTTAACTACGAAGAATTGTGTAAAAAAATAGAAATATTCATTCAAGGATTTTATAACTACTTTAAGTTTAATAATTTAATGTATGGTATCAATGAGCCCGACATAGCTCACGCCATGTCAGATCAATTCTACGGAAGCGTTTTGGTGTATTTAGAATCTGATATTAATAAGAGCCAATCAAACGAAGAGTTGAAAGAAAGAATAAGATCATTTGTTCATAACCGTTACATTGATTTGCTCGTTACGATTGATAGGATCAACTTTTTTAAACTTCAACAGCGCATAGCTGATATTGAGCGTGGCTTTGTAGGAGAAAAATCAAATAATAAACCACAACATCACGGACAGATTCGTTATTACTTAAATTACTATTTATTTTTATTGTGGGGAGCTATAGACCACTTAGCATGGATAATTAACGATATTTTTGCGTTTGGCTACAGTCCAGACAATAGCCTTGGGCGTAGAAGTGTGGGGCTGAGCAAAGACAAGGAGTCTTTTTTGGAAAAAATTAAGAATCAGAATAAGGAACTGTACGACTTCATCATCTCCGATGATTTTCAGGAATGGCTATTCTTTTTTGGAAAGCTTAGACATAAGAACGCACATAGAGAAATGTTTTCTGCATCGCCATTACTAGATCAGACTAATGAATCTAAAATCACGGACGAAGAAATTGATGAAATCATTTATAAAGATGAGTCGCCTATACCAGGAGACATATTGCACTTAATGCCTCCCGAAATTGTCGAAAATCAAAAAGTTGTAGATAGGGTATATTATCGTATATCAAAAATGGAAAAGATTTTTGAGCATTGCGCTATAATTCCAAAAAACGATAAGTGTCTTATATTTGACCCAGTTGGTAGAATTCCAAAAGATACAGAAACTTTGAGAGAGTTGATAAAGAAAATTTATACAGCCTATAAGAAAAAGGATTCAAATGGAAACAAGTAAATACTTTAAAAATAAACAATATTATATGGGTTTATAGGATCATCATGTCATCGATTAGCGCAGGCGTATTTTATCAAGCCCATATGATGCCAAAGCTATTGAAAAAGGCTTTAAAGGAACCTAACTGGCATTTAATGATTAGTGGAGCAACTTATCGATTAGGAATATTTGAAAATCGCTTGCATGGCTACGATTGAGAGAAAGATTTGCTTAAATTAGTGAATAATAGTGACGCCAGCGTGTAACTTTATAAACCCTAATCTGTGTCACTTTTGTCATTTTTTAAGGGTGCTCAAGACCCGTCCATTATACTGTGATAAAAATACTTCTAAAAACCAAGCAGAGCTTGACCGAACCACGGTTCTAGCTCGAGGAAGCCAGCTATTGACAGCTAACACGAGTTAATCGAACGCTTCAGGCGAACGAGCATGTATTGTATG